GAGAAGCGTCCAAAACGCATATCGGCGGCTATTGAGGCATACAAGTCTTTGCAATACAATAGAAACATTGAATTAGTAGAGATGTATAATAAGAAAATAGACGAACTTCTTAATATATTAGACCACGATAATTCTACAACAGGTATTAAGAATGCTATGGACTCAATAGATAAGTTCAGAAAAGCAATCCAAGCAATAGAGAGAGAAGTGGTGGAAGAAAAGTTGCTTGATGGAGAGCTTAAAGGTAAAACAGAACTTAGTTTCCTTGAGAAAATGAAGTCTAATCAAAAGATGTTTAAATCAGTAACCGCTAAACGAGGATAAGATGGATTATAGAGAACTACCTATATTACTCGCGCCTTATGTCAAAGGAAAGGGATTTGACCCATTGCCATTAGTTACAAATGGTATTCCTGATTATGCTGATGGAGCAAAGAATCCTAAAGTGATAGGAACTACTGAATACGAAACATTTTGGGCGGAACAATTATATAGATGTATTAATGGATACCAAACAGGAGGAATATTTATACCAGGTAGATTCTATTATTACATGAATTTTAATAATATGAATACGGTTCATGGTATTATTACTCCTGATTTTTGCGATATGCACTTAGAATTATGTTACATAATAGAATGGTGTAAGGCAAATGGAAAGAACTTAATAATAGGAAAGAAACGAAGGGCAGGTATATCTGAGTTTACTCAAAAGGCTGTTATTGACCACGGATATAGATTTAGTGAGTCTTATCAAGCTGGTATAGCGGCAGGGCAAAAGAAATATGCAGAGGATTTTATGACAAAGTGGGAGGATTCTGAAGCTTTATTACAGAGTGAATTTAGAGTAAACTCTCTATTAAACAACCCTGATGAAGTAGTTTCGGGATACGAGTTAATGGATGGTGGTAAGACAACTCTAAAAAATAACGCTTGTAAGATATTTGTAAGAACCATGCACAACAACCCAAATATGTTTAAGGGTTTATTCTTAAATGATGTTGTGGCGGAGGAATCAGGAGAATTTGAGAATCTTTGTGAGTTTATTAGTGCTACTAATGACTGTTTAATGGATGGAGATACACAAGTTGGAATGTTTATGATTTATGGAACTGGCGGAAATATTAACAAAGGCTCTAAAGATTTTAAGAAAGTGTGGGAGAATCCTAATGATTATAATGCTGTTAAGTATTTAATTACAGGAGATAGATTTAAGAAACCATTTTATGGCGGAGCAACTCGTTTTGGAAAAGATGTATCAGTAACTCCTAATCTTTTAAAGAAGTATAAACCATACCAAATAATAGGAATGGAAGACACTGAAGCTGCTATGGAGAATATTATGGAAGAGAGGGAGAGATTAAAGAAAGGAGATTTAAAGAAATACATGGAGCATTTACAGAATAATCCCATCAACGAGGCGGAGATATTTAGAAAGATGTTTAGTAACAACTTCGATATTCAAAAGATAAATTCACAACAAGACGAGATAACTATAAATAAGAATAAGTACTCGAAGTGGAAATTAGAGTGGGTAACGAAAGAAGGAACATTAGAAAGAGTAAATCCATTAAGAGTAAAAGCTATTCCTGCAAAAGATACTGACGATGAAGGAGATTGTATATTAATACTTGATGAATATCATCCTGATAAGAAGTATAAGAATTTGTATGTTGGAGGAATTGACCCTTACGATCAAGATAAAGGGGTTTCAAAATCTTTAGGTGCAATGTGTGTAATGACTCGTCCTAATACTTTTGGTATTCCATTTAATATGCCAGTGGCGGTTATATGTACTCGTCCTAAAAGAAAAGAGATATTCTTTGATATGTGTTTAAAACTATCTGTTTATTATGATTTAGTTGGTAATACATTAGGAGATAAGGCAGGTAGTTCAGGTATTATAAAATGGTATGAAAACCATAATTGTATGAGATACTTAGCGCCGAGACCTAAGAAATTTGAGAGTATGAATAGTGAGCAGTCACATGAATTTTGGGTTTCATTAAATACTTATAGCCGTCCATTAATGGTTGGAGCTATGCAAACATCTATACATGATTACTGTCAAAATATATGGTTTCCTGAATTAATTAATCAATTAGGTAACTTTGATGAAGTGGAGATAGGAAGTGATAATGACTTGGCGGATGCTTATGGTATTGCTTTAATGCAATCTATCAGTGTAGTGGCGGCTCCAAGAGATGATAATACTAAAGAATCAGAAGACCCTTTTAGTTTAGGAAATTGGATAACTGATAAAAATGGTAACGTAATTCCTGCTGGAGATTTTAAGCGTCCAATTAATCCTGAAGAGGATCATGAATATTTTGGTAGTTAGTTACTTAATTTTTACTATTTTTGAGTAAAAATACATTCAATGCGTTCATATCCACAAACAAATGTTTTAGAGAAAGAAAAGACACCTGAGTGGTGTAAGCTATTCCTAGATTATTCTCAAGATTTATTAAGAAGTAGCGACTATAATAGGTCGCTGATGGATGAATCTTTTAAATCATATAATGGAATAAAGACTCCTGAGAGTATATTGTATCTTACAAAAACTTACGGAATACAGAATAGAGCAAAGTTTATACCTTACCGCGCACATTCAACTAAGATTAAATTAATGGTTGGAGAGTTTCTTACAAGGCCATTAAATGCAACCGTAACAACTATAAATAGAGATGCTAAATCTGCAAAGATGGACCAACTTGATTTTATGTACGGTGCTATGGAAGCTAAATCAGAAATACTTGATTTAAAAAACAAGGTTGGTGTAGATATAATGGAAGGTGCGCCGATACCTGATGGAGAAGAAGACCCGATATTTCAAAAGATGTCTCCTAAAGACAAAGAAGAGAGTATTATGCAGATTATCTTAAATGAGCAAATACCTTCTTTAGATTTAAAACAAAAATTTTCAAATGACTTATTAAATTGCTCAATAGCATCTATGATTTACGGAAAGGTAGAGAGAGATGAAGAGGGTGAAACAAGATATATTAGTATTGACCCACGCGATGCTATTTACGAAGAGATTGATGGAGATACTTTCTTAGAGAAAAGTCCTATCATGGGATGTAGACAATGGATGTCTATTCACGATGTAATGCGTAGATATAACTTTGACACTAAGCAATTAGATATGTTAAAAGATATATCTAACAATCCACAAAGTTACGCTAACGCTTCTAATAACAGAATTAGATATAGCCCTAATGGCGGATTAGTAGTAGAGGTTATTCATATAGAGTGGAAATCAGTAACAGCTTCTTATTTTAAGAAAATGCCTAAAACTGTAACTCAATTAATATTCGACCCATCAGAGAAATTCATTTACACAGAAATTGACGCTAAAAACTACGAGGATAATAAAGAGTGGCACGATTCACAAGTTCAGAAAGGTAAATATGAGATAGAAGTAAGATATGCAGAAGACTTATGGGAAGCAACTCGTATCGGAGGATTAGAGAAATTAGATATTAATATGAGACGTTCTTATTTTATTATGAGAAGTGTTGACGAGCCAGGAAAAGTATTAAGTTCATCTTATACAGGATTCTTGTGTGGCACAGTTGACGGTAAGCGTATCTCTTTAATGAATGAAATGGAGAATTGGTCCAACATATTTGATATTGTAATGTATCAGATATTGAAAGATATTAACAAGCACAAAGGAACAATTTTAGGATTCAATACGGCGGCGCTAGGAGCAAAAAATACAGTAAAGAAAATCAATTACGATATAGTAAACGATGGATTTGTAACTTATGATACTTCAGCAAGCGGTAACTTTCACGGTAGAGATGTAAGTTTAAACAACATATTACAAACACATGATTTAGGATTAAGTAGTTCTTTTGGCGCATTAGTTCAATTTAAAAACGACATTCTAGTTATGATGGATAGAATGACAGGTATTAACAATGATAGAGAAGGTCAAATATCGGCTAGTGCAACTGCAACTAATACTAATTCAGCTATTCAAGCTTCTAGGACAATGACAGAGCCATTCTTTTACGGAGTTTATATGTATATTAATAAGACTTTAACTAAGATTGTAGAGAGTACTAAGATTACTTGGGCATTCTATAAATTAGAAAAGGGTGAGCAGATATTAGGAGTAAGTAAATTTAAGTTCTTAAAAGTATCTCAAGAGATAGGATATAAGGATTACGGCGTTCATTTAGAAGATTCAGGTAAATACGCAGAGGTTAAACAATTTATGAGAGACCAATTAAACGCTTCTTTAAATGCTAAAGAGATACGTCCTGAAGATGCTTTAGCTTTTGTATGGTCAGATATTGCATCAGAACAAAGAGCTATATTAAAAGAAGGATGGGCTAAGATTAAAGAACTTGAAGGGCAAAGTCAACAAGCTCAAATGCAAAATCAACAACAAATGCAAGCGGCTCAACTTGAACAACAATTACAGTTAGCTAGAGAGGATCGCGAGGACAGACAGTTAAATGAAAAAGATAATATTATTTTGCAAGGTGACACTGATATACGCGTAAATCAAAATAAAATGTCTGACCAAGTGATAGTTAATCAAAATAAATTCGATAACGAAAATATAAACAATGCAAATATTTAATATATTTGACTAAAAATACAACAAAATGGAAAACCAAGCTGAAATAGTAGCAGAAAATACTCAACGAGAGGTTGAGTCTGCCGTAAAGCCTAATTTCGATTTGTTGTCAACTGACTCATACATTAATGGTGAAGTTCCAGTAGCAGCAAAAGAAGAGGTAAAAGAAGAAGTTAAATCTGAAAAAACAGAGGAAGTTATTGAATCTGAAATGAAATTAGATGAAGAAAAACCATCTGAAGAAGTTAAAGAAGAATTAACGGAAGATGTTAATGAAGAGGTAATTGATGAGAACGCGCCACTAACATTAGATGATGATTCTACTCAAGAAGAAGAAGGAGATTGGATTGTGTATGCTAAATCAGAAGGTTTAGAAATTGCAGAAAATTCTGTTGAGGCTTATATAGAAGCTAAAACAGCTCCTTTAATAGAAGAGATTGAAAAGGCTAAATCATTAACTAAAGAATCTTTATTCTCTCAATTAGCTCCAGAACAAAGAATGTATATGGAGTTGGCTGATGCAGGATACTCACATGATGAGATAGTTAACCCTCTTAAAAATATAGAGAAATACAAATCAATGGATTCTGTAGCTTTATATAGAGAAGATTTAACTATTAAGATTGAACAAATAAGACCACTAACAGATACAGATATGGCTTGGATTGACCAAGAGATTGAAAGAAAAGTTGAAAGTGGAGAGGTAGAACATGAGGCTACTAGAATTAGATTAGAATTAGATGCTGCGGAGAAACAAATTGTTTCACAACGCTCAGAGATAATTGAAAAATACAAAGCGAATAGAGAAAATAGTTTACTACAAGCGCGCAAAGCGGAATCTGAATCAGTAACAAAAGCACTGAATGAATTGTCAGTCTTTATGAATCAGCCACTTGCACCAGAAGTAAAGAAAGGCTTAACAGAAAGGTATAATAGTGGTAAGTACGACCAACTAATGAAAGACCCAAGTATGGTAAGTAAGTTTATAGCATTTGTAGAGTTAGGAGAGAAAGCCGTAAAAAATATTGAAGCTAAGAGCTACACTAAAGGCAAACTTGAATACGCAAACAAGATGCACAACACACCGCCTTTGGAAAAAGGAGGAGCATCAAAAAGCATGACATTACAAAAAACAGGAAATTTTGAGTTATTAGAAAACGACCCACATTTGAATGGTTAACAAATTAAAAAAACAACTAACCTTAAAATAAAAAACAATTATGCCAACAGTAAACCCAGGTCAAACAAACCTAGTAAGAGGTACATTCTCAGCAGACTGTACTTTAGAGTCTGATTTAATTAGAAATCAGCAAAAATTCCCTGCTATCCGTCAAATGTTAGAACGTGTGGATCAAAGACAATTAACTACTTTATTAACATCTGGAGCAGTAGGTCCTTATGGTATTAATTTAAGTAAGCCAACTAAATTTGGTAAAGTAAAAGAAAGCCAAGCTATTGGAGATAACTCTTACCGTTTCAACGTTATGGGTCGTATTCAAAAAGCTGCAACAATTATCTCTCAAGTAGGTAGTTCAGGTTCAGATGGTACTTTCCAATTAATCGCTAAAGATAACTACGCGTACAAAGGACAAATGTGTGTTTTTTACGGAAATCGTTATTCTGCAATGGTTATGGCTGAGCCTACTAAGGTAGCAGCAGGATGGTTATATAGTTTCCAACATCCACAAAAAGAAGTATTCTCTTTTGCTACACACGTTGCAGCTCAAGGTACAGGTACTTATACTTTCTTCCCATCTACAACAGGTTATGGTGAGAAATCTTTAAAAGGATATGGTCGTGACCAATTCCCTGATACTTTTATCGTAGATATGACTACTCAACGTAAGACGGTTGCTATCTCTGGAGATGCTGCAACAGATGTATTATGGTATGAGTATATGTCTTCTAACGGTCCAGTTAAAGGATGGAAATTCGAGAAAGTTCGTCAAGCAGAAGCTCAATGGGCTATGGAGAATGAATATGCTAAAATCTTCGGTATCTCTACTATGAAAAACACAGATGGCTCTCGTGCTGCTGTAGCTAACTTAGTTGATAACGAAACAGGTAATGGTATTATCATGGGTGACGGTATCGAGGAGCAAATCTCTGGCGGTAACGAATTATATGGTTCAGGTGTAAACGGAGAAGCTACAGAAGATGATTTTATTGATGCAATGAAATTATTAACTAAGCAATCTGATTCATCTACGTCTTCTGTTAATATCGTGTTTATGACAGGTATTGATGGATACTACAATGCTCAACGTAAAATGGCTCGTTTCGTATTAGCACAAAACGCTCAATTAATGCAACAAGTTCAAGGTGGAGCTGAAATCGAAGTAGGATACCACATTACACGTATGAATTTCGCAGGAAGTTCAGTATGTTTTGTACAACATCCTTTATTTGATGATGAGTTACGTTTCCCTGAGAGAGGTAATGATGGTCAATTAATCATGTCAAGTACTTATATTGGTGGAGATTTAGGTTCATTTATGGATTCTAACATCGAAATTATACCTAAAGGTGCTTACGGTGTTAATCGTTCTGACGTTAAAACTACTATTAATGGTATGACAGGTTTACCTGGAGATGCTATTTCAGAAGAGGACGCTTGGCGCTTAGCCATGCTAAAACAAGACCTTTTAGTAATTTATAATACGAAGCGCTGGGCAATTATCCGCAAAAGCGCATAATTATTCTTAATATTATTTATAAAAATCCTAGCAGAAATGTTAGGATTTTTTATTTATATAATTTATATTTGTGATGTAAAAGTGAGGGCATTCACTAAAAGATATTAATTTAAACAAATCCTATTGGTTAGTAGTCATGCCCGATGAAAGCCATTAGGATTTTTTTTGTTATATGAAAGAAATAAAATTAGGAAGAGGAACGGATGTTGCTTTAGTAGATGATGAAGATTATGAATATTTAAGTAAGCTTAAATGGGCGGTAAGTATAAAAGGTAATAATAAGTACGCTATTAGGAGGCAGTATGTAGATGAAAGAAACGAAAAAGGAAGGAAGAAAACGGTAAAAATATCTATGCACAGAGTTATACTTAGTCTAAATGATAAAAATCAACTTATAGACCACGGTGACGGTAATGGATTAAATAATCAAAGAAGTAATTTAAGATTAGCTTCGGCGCATCAGAATAATAGGAATACTAGGAAAATGAAAAATTGCTCTTCTAAATATAAAGGAGTTAGTTGGCTGCCTTCTAAAGAAAGGTGGAAATCTGTTATTTATATTAATAAATCAAATTATCAAATAGGCTTATTTAAAGATGAAGAAGAGGCGGCAAGAGCCTATGATAGAATGGCTAAAATACACTTTGGAGAATTTGCGTGGTTAAACTTTAAAGAAAGTAAATCAGCTTAATTAGATTTATAATAATAAAAACCCCTAGCATTAATTTGTTAGGGGTTTTTTAGTTTTTTAATTCAAGTTTGAGTTATTTTTATATATTTGTCTTAAATTTAAACCAAATAAAAATGAATGTATTTAATTTAACTGCCAACGACAACGTAAGCGAGATGCTTAAAGAAGGCACAGATTACATCATTGTAAAAGACGGCAATGGTGCGGAAACAAAAATCGTCAATTTAGCTAATGAGAAATACTGTCCTCGCAAGGGATTTATTGAAATAGAAGCTATGCGAAAATCTAACAAACATGAAAATGTTAAAATGATTAGAAAGATTCGGGACAAAAAAACTAACTTATTCTATGGTATTCCAACTGGAATTAACACAGAAACTAAAGAGTTACAGTTTAAAGCAATTTGGATAGACAATAAGATGTTATTCGATTTGTCAATTCCTGACCAAGCGATGGCTTGTGCCATCATTTTAAACAGTCAA